AGGGGAAAAGTAAAACCATTCCCCATCGTACTACACATCTCCAACTCGATAGTCCCTGCTGCTGTTGTTTCCATGCGAGGTGATCGATAACGCTCTATTAACAGAACGAAATCTGACGGAAACAACTTTCTGATCAAATGCATACTTATGGTGTCTGAAGCTGATTTCAAGTCGATCGTTGCGAAACGACCGTCTTTCGACCCACTTCTCGCCAAATCACGTGCCTTACCTTGTTGAACTTTAAGGTTAAGTCCCGTGTGCTTTAGTAATGCAATCTCTAAGCATCTGCCGAGCCCTTTCTGGAAAAACATATTCAGAGAAGGCTCGGTTGCGATGCCACGGGAGATGTCCGCGTTCTTAGGAACAAAAGAAAGTTTGCTACCTTGAACTAATACCGGCGGGCCGAATTTCGATTCCCTAGAGATTTCACTCTGGTAGAATCTGATCGAGCCTCGACAGTATCTGTACCAGTCATCCACTAAGCCTTGATGAGTCGCGGTCAATCGACTACGACACAATTTGTCAAGGTAATGTGTATGCCTAGTACCACGCGATGCCCCAGGTCCAAAGTCACCCAACTCCGCAATCATCGAAGGATGATACGTATATTGGGCGTTCCACGCTTTATGAACAAGTTTTGCGCAAAAGTTCCTCATATAAGAGAAACATTCGTACGAAACGTCATCAGGCATGGAGATATCGGACCTGCAGCGTTCATTCATCTCAAGAAAGAGAGATAAACAGCGTGTGTCTGCATCTACATGGGTCTCATCGACATTCTTTTTTAGAATACTTTGAGACAACTGTCTAGCTGCAAAAGCAGCAGGACCAGTCCTTCCGGATAGTGCAGCCAAATCCAGATCAAGATAGGCTTTAAGTAATTGACTTCTATCATTTGACATAAAGTAATACCGTTAAATGGTGGTAGGAAACTGCTCATAAGATAAGGAATATACCTTATGGAGTCGGTGTAGTGCCGTAGTGCAGGATATTCGTTATCCCAGTCACATCAGCACTTAACTCTCCTATATGACAGCTTAAAGCAGCGGCCATAGTGACAGG